GAAATTCTTTTTGTTTCTAGCTGGCATTGTGCCTTTTGAATATTCTATTCTTCCACCGTTAGCTTTTTCAATTCTAGTAATGTTAGCACCTTCACCTGTAGTAGTATCTACTCTTAATCCTTTAGGTAATTCTTTCTTTTTCTTTTCAGTGACAAAAGATTTTACGTCTTGTTTTTTATTATATTTATTCATTACGCTTTTTTCTTTTTCTTTGCGAATGTTGCAGCTCTACTAGGTGTAGGGCCTGTATTCGCCTTTGCTTGTTTTCTTCTTACGGCACCCGCACGTTGACCTTTGGACATCGCTCTTGCTTTTGCAATGGGCACGCATTTTGGATAATTTTTTCTTTTTTCTCCACCACTTCTTCCACACTTTGGGTATGAGCCATCCGATTTTTTGTTTGCAATATCTACCCAATTGTCCTTGACCCATTTTCTTAGACCACCTTCTGAATAATAACTACGCACAACTCATTCTCTTACGTCTTGCAAGTCCACCAATCCTAAGTTCAGTTCTTATCATTCCACCACCGGCTTTCTTTTTTCTACTTCCTTTTTTACCACCTGGTGTAATTTTACCAGAACAAACTCCAGAAGCATACATGTTTGCATATGCGCTTGGGTAGACCTTGAACTTTCGCTTTGCTGCGGCTTTACCTTTTGGACAAAGTTTTGCCATTATTTTTTACCCTTTATTGCAGCCATCATCATAGATGGTTTTTGTTTTTTAGCAGGTTTCTTTTTTGATCTTAATTTTTTAAAATCTTTAGCAGTTATTTTACCATCACCATCAACATCTAGTTTGGCTTGACCACCTGTTAAAAAATTTTTTCTAAATCTTTTATTTGGCATTATTTTTTTCCTCCGTTTTTAAATATTTGTGTACCCTTTATACCAAAAATACTTCCAACTACAAGAATCCAAAGTGTTGAAAACCATGTTGGTAGTGCTGCAAAGTGTTCGAAGAAAATTTTTACCTTCTCCATAGCAACTGGATTGTCTGAAAAGACTCCCCACGCAAGCACAATTATAGGAGCAGACAATATTACGAGAACAAATTCATCTTTATAATCGTTTTGACGTGCCTCTAGCAATTTACCCTGGTAAGCTTCCTCACCACGAGCTTGACGCTCTGCATGTAGCAATTGTGCGTCTGACATTGCGACTTTTGCCTTCTGCTTGTTAGCATAAATTTTACTACCAGCAGATACGGCTAATTTGATTGCCGATAACCACATATTAGTAAGCTTTTGATTTTCTTTTCTTCTCAGGAAGTACAGCACCTTGACCTTGAACTTCTTCTTCAGGTCCACCAGTACCAATTAAGTTAAAAGCAGCATCTGCAGTAGTTTTAGATCTTGGATCTATCTCAGTTTGTTGCTCACCAACTTTTACTTCTTTGATTTTATCAAGTTTTTCCATTTTTTCTCCTTATTCCAGCTTCGCTTAAAGCAATTGCAATAGCTTGTTTTTTATTTTTTACTTTTTTATCAGATTTTCCAATAGAAAGCTTCTTTTTTTTAAACTCTCTCATGACTTTTTCAACTTTTTTCTGTTTTTTATTCATTTTTTAGTTTCCTTTTCTCATAATTTGTATGTCTGGAATCATTTCGCCTGCATTTGGAAGAGTTTTTCCTAAAATTGTTTTTTGAATAGATGTATCAGCTCTTAATTTTGCTAATTCTTCATTCTGTTCAAGTTTTTCATCTTGATTTTGTTGATTCATCATAGTTCTCATCTTATCAAGGTTAATTCTCTCTTCACCTTCTTTCTCTTTTCTAGCATTTTCTTGTGCTCTAAGATCTAATTCTCTTGATCTTAGTTTTGCAATAGGATCATTGTCAAATTGTGAAGTAATTTTCTTTTCTTCGTTCATAAATTCTTCCATCATTTCTGCAATTAGTTGAGCTTTTCTTGCTTCTACTCTTTGTTGCATCATTTGAAATTGAATTTGCATCTGTTGTGCCATTTGTGGATTTTGTTGCATAGCAATTTGCATTTGTTGCATTTGAACTAACTCATCTTTGAACTCTAATTCAATTTGTTCTTGAGCCATTAGACTAATATGTTCAAAAATATTTTTTTCAAGACTTGCCATTACCATTGGATTGTTTCTAGCAATGTTAGTTGCCATAAAATTTAAGTGAGCAGTTATATGTGCTCTATGATCTTGTCCAGGAAATGCTTTAAATTGCACACCACCTAAAGCATCAATGTGTTCTAACGCTGGATCTTTTGGCATTGGTTGTTGAGGTCTTATTAAAACCTGATCAATATCTTTTACACCTAATGCTTCATACATATTTCTATAAGCAGAATACATATTGTGCATTTGTGGATTAGATTGTGCCAGCTGGAGTTCCGTTTGCGCAAGTGAAATACGCTGTGTTTGAGAAAAAATATTGGGGTCAGCAACTGGCACTATATCTACCCTATCATCAAAATCAGATTGCATAATCATTTTTTGACCCCCAACTACATCATACGGATATTCTTGTGGTAGATATAACTTGAAAACTCTAGCTAAAATTTTAAACTCATTTTTTAAAGCTGAGTAAATTCTTTTATGAATTGCAGACATAGTTCTGCTTCCTCTTTCAAGAAGAGCAACTGTTGTTCCAACTGCAGCTTGTTGATTTCCATCGCCAACCTGTAAATCTGCAATTGATGCAAATCTTTGACCAGCATTTACTACAACTCCCATTAATTGTAATAATGTTTGAGAAGGTTCTTTGAAAGGTAACATCATAAATGAATCTCTTAAATTACCTCCAGGTGCATCTACATCTCTAAACTCACCTGGTTGAATTGATTGTGCATCATCTCTTATTCTGATACCACGCATTTTAAATCCAGCTGGCAGATTAGATAACGTTCCCGCATCTAAGAGCTGTCTTAAAGCTGCGGTCGCTGTTCTTGACAGTCCACCAATCATGTGGATTAGACCGAACCCATAAAAACCTAAACCCGGTAAAAATTTAAAATGTACAAAGTATTGTATTTTTCTTTTCATTGGGTCTCCTATTTCATAGTTTCTTCTAATAGATAAAATTTCATTAGAACCTTCTATAAAAGTTACTATGTAAGGTATTTTAATTCCGGACGGCTCACCAGTCTCTTGATCTGAATCTTCGAAGCCTTCTAAATCTAAATCAACATGACACTCTAATAATGTAAATACATCTTCATCTTTTGTTTTGGAAACTCCTTCAAGTTCTCTTTCTTTTTTCTCAACTTCAGTTTCTTTTTCAGATGGTCTTCCTATATCTACATCTCTGTAAAAACCTGCAACCTGTTGTTTTCTTAAATCATTTTCTGAAATTTTTACACGATGAATAATTGCTTCCGCATCATCTAATGAGGTAGCTGTGTACGGAACAATTAAATCATCTGCTGGAACAAATTTTGATACTGCTCTTTGTTCCATTTCATCGTAATAAACTTTTTTAAATGCAGAACCTGCAAGTGGTAAATTAAATAACATTTGATCAAACTCTGGTTCATACTCTTTCATCTTTTCCATTATTTGATAATTCATAAAATCTTTAACACGTGTTGCTTGTTGTGTTTTATCAGGAGTAGGCATTCCTAAAATTTGTGTTCTAACTGGACCATTTGCTGGAAGTAATTCTTTATAAGCTAATGCTTGAAACTGAGTAACTGCTTCTGCAAGAACTGGAT